AGCTGTATCTCTTGTAAAAGTAGCTGTTCCTTATCAGGCTGTACTGTCTGAATCAGCTTCTGTTCATCTACATCCAAGGTATCAAAAAAGAGAGCTTCAAACTCTCCCGTTTTAACTGCATTCTTATTTCCCGGTGGTCCTGTACCGCCATGTCCCTTAGCATTTTTGTTGCCAGGCTGTCCACCTTTTTTTCTCGCAACGTTGCGTTTCTTCTTTTGCAACGTTGCATTATTCCATTTATATCTATTCTTCCAGCTTCGAACTGTCCCTTCTGGAACACTAAGCTTTTCAGAAATCTCAATCAATTTCATTCCAGAATCAAATAGTCTTCTGGCTTCTTCTACTCGCTGATCTGGTGCTCTTGCCAAGCCTCACCACCTCTCATTCATTTCGTTTTTGATATTTACTGAAATACAGTCCTGCCAGCACCATAGTGACAGCCGGTTGCTACCACGCTGAAAGGAGGTGCAAACACTTACATACAGTGAATCCATGCCTAAAGTATGTATGTGCTGGTGCTGTGCACGCTGTATGAAAATTGGCATATAAAAAGGTGTCCGAATTGGACACCTGAACATTTTAAAAGCGGAACTGCTGCCAGCTCCGCCTCTTTAAGGAGATACTATTATGAAAACCTGCATTCACGCGCTTCCCTCACGTGATCGGAACAGATGGACTTGAACCACCGACACGCTGGATATAAGCCAGTTGCTCTACACTGCTGAGCTATGTTCCGAGATGGTTTGTCCCTTGGTAACGCACAAGGTAAGCCGGTCTTTCACTCGTCGTAAGCGTTGCTTTTCGGACCAGCCTCTAGTCATCAGGATAAGCAATAACCTTTTCCCTTAGGGATAAAAGGGTACTTGTAACTTCTCTTTTCGGAGAAGCGGGGAAAGAGCCGCCGGCCTCTAAGCCTTTGGCTACATTCTCATCATACAACGAAATTACCGAAATATCCGAAAAATTGTCATGTAATCTTCATTTTTTTCAAATAAGCATCCCTGATGCATACCCTCGGATAATCCTCATTGTGTGGCATACCGATCTGCTTCGCAATCGCTTTCCAGGTCATCCCCTGCTTATAGAACATCCGGAACACACATCTGGTCTGTCCGTCCTTGATGTCGTCAATCCACTGATCCATGGCCTTGACCTTTTCTTTTTTGCGTTCCAATACCTTCTCCCGCCGGTCATACTTCTTCTGATCAAACCCAACAACGCTCTGTGGTCTGGGATAGCCGGTCTGGTAATCGAAG